ACCGTCGTTATCGATATCCTTGTCTGCTTTACCGACAGGATCCAATTTCTTCTTCTCTGAAACCTGATTCCATAATTCTTTGAACTTATTCAACTCTTCAGTGTTCATTATTATCTCCGTTATAAGACACCATTAAAATGACTTACCAGAATCGAAACCACGCCGCCAATAGTCAACCATGTAACTTTCTGCAACGAACTTAATGATTCGTTCATTGAGGTTGTCCTAGAGTCAATGCTATCCATCTTTTCTGACAGTTTGTTTACCCTTTCATGAGACTCTTGCCTACGAATCTCAAGATCATTAATTTTTTCTTCTACCCTTGCCAGTTGTATTACGATATCTGACAGTCTATCGATCTTTTCTTCAATGCGATCTAAACGATCGGATTGGTCTAAACCCTTGTCCATACTGTGTTCTCCGGTATGATTTTATATTAATTCAATTCATTCAATTCGAATTGATAATCGTGCTTTCAAACGCCACCGTGAATCATAACCTGAATAAAATAGAACACTCGGGATTATTTATAATTTTTAATTATCCACCTTTGATCCGGCACGCCATTGGTAACAACTCCAATATCTAGCTTTCCACTTAGGACCTGGATTATCACAACCATGCCTCGCTCGAAAAGACTTTCTTCTAGCGGGATCGTCTCGTTTAATCTCCATGTTTGGGTCACCAAAGTTGACCTTCACAACATTACCTTTTTCGTTCTTAACGTATACAGAGAACTTCTTAGGACCGCCTGAGGTTCTGAACGGATTGTTAAGGGTCACTTTCTTACCCTGATATTCAGACTCGACGATCTCAAGATCTTGATATAAACTTTCACAAACGCAGTCGATATGGTCTGACCGATGTGTGTTAAATTTTTTCATATTTCATCTCTACTTCTATGTCCATTCCATGCAACAAAACCTGCAAGACGCAACGTCCAATAAGCAAGATAGTTCAATACTTTAAACCCGTTGACCTCAATGCAAACGTCTCTGAATATAATATCGGATTCTTTCTGATTCAACTCAACTAACCCGCCATCGCGCTTTTGAAGTCCAGCATACTTGTATGCGTAGTCATGGACAAGACCGCCCATTAACAATACGCCAACGGGGGATAAGAACGTTGCAATAAACTTAGGTACAGAAGCGCCATCAAACTGGAAACCTGCAGGAACAACGTACTCGTCGTCTCCTAACTTATAATGCCAGTCTTCAACGATTTCCCATTGACGAGTCCCGGTCAACCACATCCACACACCTTTGAAGAAACCTTTATCTTTAGTTTCAATCGGCAGGGGTGACATCTTAGGCATTGAGACATAAGTAAACCCAACTCGCTCTTCGCCTTGCCCGTCAAAGTAACTGATGACAAACCCGACCAGGATAAGAACAATGATAATAGTCCATTGCCAAAATGTTGTTGCTAATTCCAAAATGAGGTCCATTACTTACCTAGACTCCTATGCGCATTCGCTGCTTGTTTAACTGCCGCAGGACCGCCTTTCGCTAATCTAATCTTCAATTGACGCTTACCCATTACTGGTAATTTGTCGTACAACTTCAGAGCGTGATGAGCATCATCAGCACTAACCTTACCAGTCTTGCCCTTATGGAAAACGGGTTTATGGATACCTTTAGTATCAACAACCTTTCTTAGTTGAACGATTGGGTGTAGGTCTGCTTTATCGTCATATGTAGTTTTTGGTTTAGACTTAACGGGTTTCGGCGCTGCTGCTTTCTTAGGGTTCGCTGCAGCGTCTTTCTTTTTCTGTTGACGTTTAACTGAAGATCTTCCGTCAGCATCTCTCGCTGGCGCTTTCTTTGCTCTAATGCGAGCAATCTCTTCTCTTTCTTTATCAGTCAACTCTGACACGACTGATTCTTTTGGTATACAGTTCGGAACAGATTTACCGTTCTTCTTCTTCATACCAACCATTTCGTAATCGTCCCAGCAAGGATCGCTTTTCTCTGTCTTAACTTTCTTTAAACGAGCAAGACCGCGAATTCGCTTATTTGCAATGCTCGCGCTATCTGGGTTTGGATCTTTACTTTGACTGTCAATGTGATGCTTAATAGCAGACTGCGTTGCTTTCTTTTTGTAACTGGATAGCGTATCTTTGGAAAGTTCCGCAACGGTTTCTTCTTTTTTCTGTTGTTGCGTCTTTCGCATTTGTTTCAACCGAGCAAGTTTCTTCTCATCTTCATATTCATGAGACAACTCTTTGTATTTGGCATCTCTTCGTGCTGCTTTGAAAGGATCACTATGACTACTACCGCCCGATGCATAATTTTTAAATGGAGATCTATGACCACCGCCACCTGATCTCCATCCTTCATCAAGTTCAATAGATTCTTGCACTATACGACCATTCTTTATCATGCCGTGTTTCTTTAACAACATATGAATACCATCTCTCACATCCGTATCTAATCCAGCAATATGCTTTTTCATTAGCATGAATGCTTTGTTAGCAACATTAGGTGTGTTCCGATGGTCTCCGATTGCCTTGACATAGTATGCGACTTTCTCAAAGTCAGTCTTGTCCATACCGCCATTCTTCTTGGCATACGACTGGATATCCATGAATGCTTTACGGAAGTCAATTGCTTCGTCAACTTCTACTTCTTCTTGTCTGTTTTTCCAAGCAGTAGCCGACATCGAGGTGCCTTTAGGATAGTCTTTGGTAGACAAAGCACGTTGTTTGCTCATCTTTTTCTGTGAATCTTTGAATTTCTGAGCAGACATCGAGGTGCCCTTGGGATAATCACTGGTTTTCAACTTAGGGTTAACAGGACCAAACTTATCTCTCATTGGTGTCATAGACCTAAGTTCTTCAATCTCTTCATAAGCTGCTTTAAATGGAGATCTATGACCACCGCCGCCGGATCTCCATCCTTCACTAACATTCTTGCCTCTACCGTGTTTAACGAGATACTTGCCGGATGGATCTTTGTGAACAACGCCATTATGCTTCTTGGCGTGACTGTATGCAGTTTCCTTGTCGAACGTTCCAGCGTTATGATAGTCGCGACCCTTTTCGCCTTTGCTTCCAATATACCCTTCTTTCTTGATAACTTCTCTGTCAACCTTAACCATTCTTACTTTGCGCTTGCCCTGAGGGTCTATATACATCTCCGGTTTCTTATCGGCAGACGATACATTTTCTTCTGCTCTATATCTTTTCTTCAACCCTGGAGAAAGTTCGTTTATCTTTTTCATGCTGGATCCTTACCCTTATGTTTCACATAACCCTTTTTAGATGCTTTTTTCTTATCAGTATGCGTTGCTGCTTTATTGAATTTTCTTGCATACTTCGCAACCGGATTACTGCTGCCTTCCGGAACAGTCTTGCGGTTTAATTCTCTTGCCTTTTTAAGTCTCGCAATATCCATCAGTTTATCGTGTTTTACTTTATCTGATTGTTTTTCTTTTGATATCTTATTCTTTGCGACCTTAACGGCATCTTCGTCGTACATTGTTTTGAACGACTTCGTTTGGTTCGTAGGTTCGTTTTCTTCGACGGTTTCGCCTGGAGTCATCGACTTTGCTTTACGGGTTGCCTCTGGCGTTCCCCACTCAGGGGCATCGCCCATAGTACCTTCCTTGACTATCGCATCAATCCATTGCCTTGAGATGTTTCCTTCGTCAAGACCAATAATAACATAATTGGTGCCGAGCCTTTGTATGTGCCCAGATTGACTAGTCTTAGTGATTACGACCCTGTCACCCACTTCGAACAATTCGCCTTGTACAAATTGTTCTCTAATCTCAGAGACAGGATTGAATTCACACTTAGTTTTAAACTCGGTCGCTTCCTTTAGACCCATACCAACGCGAACAGCATTAAACAAAGATTTTGCGTCTTTATTGGACATGCTTCTCGGCACACCTTGCGTAAACTTGACAAAGTCATTATTCTGCGCGTGAGCACGTTGTTTACTTGCCGAAATACCCGAAACGTCATCAGCGTCGGGGTCACGCTCACCAGCAGAAACAACCTTGATCTTCTCGAAGTTGTAAAAACCATGACGTGCTTTCGTGCCGTTGTATTTGTTTAGCAAAGTTTGAAACTCTGTGACGCGGTCAGACCCAACGACCATAGTGACCTTTCTATAACCTTGATCGTAGAGGTTCACTGCGGCATCGAAAACGTTCTTGACTTTCTTATTTGATAAGATGTTTCTACCGTGTTTCGGAAACATCTTACGAGATAATTTAACCTTTTCAAGATATGAAATAGGGTTGTTTTTTGGGTCCTGGGACTGAGAAAGGAAAATCTTATATGGGTTTTTCTGTGATTTTCTGGAGATAGTGTCAAGAAGTTTTTCGTGACCTGTTGTCGGGGGATTCATCCTACCGAACGTGAAAAATATTTCTCGATCTTCTTCAACCAAAAATTGTTTAAATGACGAAATGGAATTCATTATATAATCCTATTTAGAACCAGACCTTCTTTGCTTATCTAGTTTTCTAATAGCAGGGAGGTTTCTCATAG